TGTTACATAGTATGTTTTACCTTTGCTATTGTGAACTTTATATTGTGGTGAACCATTTACATTTACTTTCGCATCAATTGTAAATCCTAATCCTGCATCTACAGAACCAGCCACATCTTTATCCTGCCAAGATGGAGCATCATAGAAACGTAGATTGTTAACTTTTGAAACAACACGCTTTCCAACAATAGAAGAATCTACTGTATTTTTCTTATTAAACTTCACATAAGATGGGTCGTTCTTAATCCACTGATTTCCACCAAGATTTAACCAGCCATCCTTTTCCGCCCACACAATATAAGATTCTGGTTTGTTTAGTTGACGAATCTTAGAATAACTTGTACCTGGTCCTTTACGTAAGTTAACGTTGTAACCTTCAATATAAGCAATTCCATCTGTTACCGCTGTCGGTACCTCTGCCGGTTTAGATGGCTTTTCAGGTACAGAAACATCCACATTAGAATTGTTATATGCTCGTTGTACATCTGCTCTAAATTGAGTTTCTGAAACGCCATGAGACTTTAAGTAATCAATTGGATCTTCATGATCTGTACCGCCAAGGTGATGAGTTACATCGCTATGTGTCCACAATCCTTTTTCTACAGATAACCCACGGTCACGTAAAATTTTAGCTAGTAACTTAACATATTTATCATAGCTGCGTTTGAATTTTGTATAATCCGCTGTTTCGCATAATTCCACATGCACAAATCGTTTATTCGCAGCAGGTCCACCACCATAAGCAATGTACTTTGTATCAGCGATTTGGATTGTTTCGTCCCAATCGACTGCATAGTGAACAAATGCATTTCTCCATGTACGAGACTCATATTTTTGAATGTTAATAGCTGGCGCTTCTGGAGTGGCTGTAGAATGAGCTACAACACCCTCATATGCACCTACGCCATAACGGTATGGTTGTTTCGGTAAATCAGGAATAATAAGCGTTCTATCAGCAAAAGCACTTGTTGCAATAGATAAAACTAAAATAACCGCAAAGACTACAGAAGAAATATGTTTTAATGTCTTTTTCATTTTTCATCAACATCCTTTTTCATAATTTTTGTGTGATCAAATAATCCGCTTGCTGACAGTCCAATGATGATTCCTTGAAATACATTTGTTTTTATATCTCCCCTCAAAAATAAAACGCCTAGCACAATGCCAAGCGTTACATTCAATAGCGGAACATATTTTGTTTGTAATCCAATTGTTTTTCCGATTTGCGAAAGACCAACTACAATTCCAATCATTACAGTAATTTCAAACATTACATACCACCTCCTTTCATTAAGAAAGTGAGTGCTGCGCCTATAATTCCACCTACAATAAGTCGTAAGATCCAGGTAGTATTAGCGCTAATTTTATCTAACTGTTTGTTGATATTGATAATGTCCTTTTCGTTACCAGTTGTTCGCATCTCTAAGCTTTTAATTTCTAAACGTATGTCCTTGATATCTTGCTTGATTTCTTGAACATCACTTCTTACTTCTTGTAACCCTTCCACTTTGACCACCTCATTTCAAAGTAAAAAGAGCAGCAAAATCGCTCCTCTTTGTTATAAAAACCGTATTTTATTCAAAATTAAAAACAGCTCATGGCTGCCCTACTTGTTTACATGTATTTAGTTAATACTGATCTGCTGATAATGCTCCTTCTATCATTCTATTTTCTACTTCCTCAACATGTTCAATTGTTACTTCATCAGAAGCCCCTGGTCTCTTTCCAGTTAGCTTTACATAATCTTCGGCACAGATAAGACTTACTTTACCGAAAAGCTCAATCTCGTAAACTCTGCCGCCCTTATTACATAAATCACATGCAGTAGCAATCCGCATATTCAACGTGCCATCAGGAAGTCCCCAAACTTCAACTTTTGTATCTTCCTTGATACCGCAAAATTCTAGCATATCGTTTGGAATGCTAACGGTGACTTGATTTTCACCTTTCTTCAAATCAACTACTCTACCTAAGAATGGTGACTGTTCATTAGGTGGCATTGGACGCATAAATTTGTCTGGATTCATACTCATCTCCCTCTCTATGTTCTAGAAGTCATATTTGTGAAATCAACATAATTCCATCTACCATCATGAAAATACCACCCTAAACCTAAGCTACCATTTGTATAATGAATAGAACCTGCATTAGCACCAAAGTATCCACCACATACGTTAATCCCATTACATTCAATTGATTGTGTCGTTGCAACAGGATCTTTTGATTCAATTCGGAATCTATTTTCATTGTTGTAAATGTGACCGATGTAACTTCTACGTTCTCCACCGCCACGGGGATAAAAACTAAGTCCCGCACGATCAGTTCCAACGAGTGCCATCATTTCACCATTGTTCATAATTTCAAGTGGCGCATTCATATAGTTCCATTTGTTCACATGATTGTACCGAATTGTATTATCTCTTGTACCAAGTGCAATTGTAGAAAAAGGCAGTGTTCCGTTTACGAGTTCTCCATGTGTTGTATCCCAGTTATAAACGGAAGGAACGTCACCTTCCACCAACTGAACACCTGATACAGCAATTGCTTGCATATTATTTAAGAGCCCCTCGCCAAATAAATCAATATAAACATAACCATTTCCTTCTACATAGTTACTCGGCACAGTGAAGATTAAAGCGTATCTTACTATTTTTCCAGTTTGAATGCTTGGTGCATCGTAAGTTTTTGATGCTCGTCCAATCTCCACGGGAGTGTCACCGTTATATTTACCGAATACCGCTCTCATGATTGGCTTGTTTGTAATGTTTACACGATTATCATTGGTAGTTGCTCTGAAATGAGCCGACAATGTGTATTTCTTCCCCGGCTTTACCCCGTCAAATAAAGTAAATCGAATCCAGTTTGCTAAATCTATCCGCATCGGATTAACCATTGGCTCATAATTGTTAACCACTGGTTTCTCAATATATGGATTAGACATAATTGTCCATGTAGGACTGTATTCAATCTTCAAAAAATAATTATTAAAAGTATTAAAAGAAATGTGTGAAAAGTCATGATCTGGAATGAGATTCTTCCTTGGTGTTACTGAAAATTTCTGTCCCCGCTCATCTTCAAAAAAGAAGTCAGCCATTTTTGCTGTAATACCATTCTTATCAATTGTTACTTTATCACCACTGATTTTAATAACATCAGCATCAATTCCTTTTGCTGTTAGCCATTTAACTATTGTATCGGCATTAATATTAAGTTTTTCGGCATCAATTGTAATCTTACCAGGTGACATATTGATAGAAGTCATGATGCCATCCTTTAAAATCTGTGCTAGAATCCCTTCATCTAACACTTCTAACCTAGATTCTGTTTTCTTTACATAGGCATTATACGTCTCATTTATAAACGTTTCTTGTTTTCCACTAATAATTGAAACGCCTTTTTCAGTAGCGCTGATACTTCTCTCTAACTCTGTTACTTTTTTATCGTAATCCTTAGTAGCTACTCTATTAGCAATATCTTCAATCATTTTATCAGCATCAGTTTGATCTTTCGGATGTAACCAAAATTCTGTAGCGACTTTACCTCGCTGCAGCATAGGCATACAGAACCAAGCTCTACCATTTCTTTGTACGTATGGTCGAAACCTTACAAATCCAGTTCCTGCCGGAGCTTTAGCTGTACAAATAGCTCTGACCCAAGTATTGTTAATGATTTGAACTCTTTCTCTAGCAGTTGAAATTCGGGTTGCTTTATTTGATTGCCAAAATTCCAACTCGATAAATACACCATTATCAATTGGAACTTTTCCATCAGTGTTAAAGTAAGCAGAAGTAACAATATCTTCATTAGGAGAACAATCTATAAATTGACTAAAAGCACCCCACCATACATCCTGGGTTTGTCCTGTAGTGTTCATAGAAAACGAATTGTATCCTTTATACTTTAGGTTAGGATCTATAGAGTGCCCAGTAGCCCAACCCCAGTATTTATTCCCTTGAGTAAAACCAGCGTCACGAATCTCATTAATAGATCCAATACCACCAACATAATTCTCAACATCTTTCATTTTCACAGCCATCTCAAGTGCATCAGAATGTTGTTTGATTGTAGATTGAGCATCAGAAATCTGTTTACCTTGTGCCGTTTGTGTTTCTTGTAACTTGCCAACGTTTTGAGAAACACCTTCAGCCGTTTTCTCTACTGCTGTTACACGCTTATCAAATCCACTTTGATTATTGTCAACTTTTGTTACTGTTTCTTTGATTCCATTCACACTTTTTTCAATCTCGGTTGCTTTCTTGGTGAATTCATCGTTTGTTACTTGGTTTTCTGGAGCTGGCGTCCAATCCTGTGGTTTGTTCCCTTTATATAAAGCGACCCATTCTACAACAGCTTTTGTAGTATTACTTGGAGAGTTATATAAACTTAACTTCCGTTCATTTCCACCCGTAGCCGCAACTGCTTTGAAAGTTACGTAAGTTATTCCATTAGCGTAAACACTTGTTGCATATCCAACATTGTTAGAACCGCCATTCTGCCAAATTCCAAATTTTTGACCTTGAAGGACACTGCCCTTAATTACAAAAGTATATTCCTCACCTGTAGAGAAATTTTCAGTTAGAGAATATTGATTGATTAAGTAATCTGTTTTTTCGTATTTAACATTTGAATCTAATAAAAGATTACGCCCTCCAGCCTTATCGTTATTGACCTTTGTTTCTACAGTTGTTAATTTCTCACTGATCTTCCCGGCTTGTTCTTTAATTTCAGTTGTTGTTTTCTTCAGATCATTTGCAGTTTGTTGCACATCAGATATTGTCTTTTTTGTGCCTTCCACAGTTTGCTCGACTGTATTTAATTTATTGCTGATATCAGTATCTTTTTTAGTTAACGATTCTATAGATAATTTAAACCCGTTAGAATCCTGCTCAAACTTGGTTACCTTCTTATCAATTTCACCCTGTTTATTTTGCACATTAGAAATGGTACGACTAACACCTTGTAAACTTTCTTTCACTTCATTAAATTGCCCTGTTGCTTGTTTTTGCGCTTCTTGAACCTTTTGATTTAATTCGCTTTTGGTAGCCTCAATATCTTTGCTTACCTGGGCCAATGTTTCTTTCTTAACCGATTCCACATCAGGAATAACAGGATCCCATTTACCATCCTTCCACAATTTCAGAATACCAGGCTTACCTTTGCTGATATCTTGCCACAACGTTTTTCTATCCTTTAAGTTTGCTGTTGGTGGATTTACGCCTTCAATAATATCAACGGTATTATTTTTAAGGTTCTCAGCAACTTGTTCAGCAATTTTCTTTGCTGCATCCGACTCTTTTCGAATGACTTCTGTTTCTTTTACGTTTTCTTGAAGTTTCTTATCTAGCATATCTAGTAATTCTTTAGATGCTTTATTTGATAAGCTACCCATGATTTGTGCATATAACCTATCGATAAGGCTTCGTGTATCTTTGATTTCACGATAATTACCAAAGATATATTTATCTTTCGATGGATCGGTGTCGCATTCATCCGCTGCTATTAACCTAGCTTCTAAGAAAAGTGGTGGACTAAACCCTGTATCTTTTATTCGTACCGTATCTCCTTTACGAACCGATTCATGAGATAAACCAAACACTTTTTCAAGCGCTACTGCACTTACTTCATATGAAGTAGAACTATCAATTCGCTTCTTTAATTCTGCTTCGGTTAACTGTTTGAGTCGTTGCTTCGTCATATCTTGATCTTCTGTTTGCGTTGAATAAATATCGAATAAATGCTTGCCATCTTTTGACCAGCGTTGTAAGGCATCATTATTTCCTACATAAAGTTTGCCATTGTTTATTTCTTCAAATGTGAGAAATTCACCAGTTTCACTATTTTGTGGACCAACACCTACAAGAGCGGTTACTACATCTTGACTATTCTCAATACGCCGGATGCCTTGTACATCTTTTCCTAACAAGAATTCTTTTCCGTTGTCACGTCCTACTTTTTTTATTAAATCTATATACCGACCGACAATAAAAGATCCCATTATTTCTGTTCTAAAACGAATCTCAAGTTCAAACGTAGATGCGATTTGTTTTAAGAGATCAAGCGGATTTGTAAAATCCTTAATATGAATGGTACGTATACCAACAAACTCAGTAATCCCACGTTTCCACTCTGTACCTTGTAAAGCAAAGTCCGTAGATTCATTGACTGTAGTAGCTTGTAAAGTTTGTGGTTTAATTACAGTCGCTTTCTTTAGCTTTGTATGTTCACCAAGTGTATAAATCTTTTTGGGACGACCTGTTGTATCTTGCTCTACTTCTGTAATAATGTATGAAACAAAAGTACCGTCACGAGTTTGTTTAACGACAAGGTTCTGTTGTATTAGTGATGCCGCTATCTTTGTGCCATCAGCTGTTGTGAACTCAAATTTATCTTTGTTATCTTTAAGCTCCCATTGGCGTAAATCATCCCAATAATCCTGTTCTTTGATAACACCTATGATTTGTTCTGTTTTAAAATCCACAATGTGTAATAGATTATTTGCTTTACTCATCTGTAACGCTCCCTATACGTGACATCTACTTGTCCAATGTTGTTTGGAGATATTTCGATTTCATTCTTTCCTTTTTCAATACGTATATAGTCACTCATAAAATCCTTTATATTTATCGCATCTGCTCCGTTAATACGAATACTTGCATCCGATGAATCAACTTCTACAAGATCTCCTTTTTGAACAATATAAGGTATTTGACGCTCTGTATTGCTATTTACTTTTTGCACTTTAATATCGTGCACGGCTGCAATTAATGATGGTGCATCATTAAACGAGCATATATGAACAACAATTTGAGCTACCTTTTTCATAAAGCTATTGCCCGTATCCCACCATTGGGCAAATTTTTCTGTATGGTAATTTCCTTTTTCATCGATTAAAGCAATATCACCTTGCCAATAATTTCCCACTCGTGCAATGTGTAGACGTCCATAAAAATCATTCCATGTTGTACGATAATAACCGGTTTCCGCTATAATCAAATGATTGTAGTCACCGTTTCCCGCCATAACTTCACCAAAATTCTCGCTAGAATTTCTATATGCATCAAACATACCTACTTTTCCGACTACAACGCTGTTCTCATCTAATAAATAAAGTTCTACACGTCCCATAGTTGCGGGGTTTAAGTTTCGACATTCAACTATTGCATCAAGTGTGAAATCTTGTAGCGGTCCACCTGTAATGCTTCTTTTCACTGCTGGTCCGTGCCAAAATTGCCCTTGACCGTAATCAGATGGCATGATACGTGCGCCATCCGCTATCATTTTCCCTGCTACGATGCCATAATCTGAAACGAAATCTTTTCCCGCTTCCGTCCAACCCACTAGAGAATTCGCTTTATCATGCATAACCAATTCATACCGACTTATTGGCGTTTCATCTATCTTAACTGGGTATCCTATACGAAAATGTTGATTTCCATTTTTATTTATAATATCGATGAATGTGGACGGATTTTCTACCTGTATCTTGAATTTCGGTTCTGAAAACACACTTCCCTCATTCAAAGCATCCATTTTAATAATATTATTTGGTTCTAGTTTTGCTTTTGCGTTTCGAATTGGTCCTAATTTGTAAGGCATTGGACAAATAAATTTAAGCGTTCCTATTCCAAGTGTTACAAATTCATCTGGATCAAAGCTATCATCCACAATTGCTAAATACGTTCTGTTTGGTTCTACATCAAAAATAAGTTCAGTTGGTTGATCTGTTATTAGCCAACTTGCAATTTCCTCTTTCAGCTTTTCTAAGTTAGATCCATCAGGCACTATAATTCCTACCGGAATAGATAAAACGCGCATTTCTGTTTGTGTATTTAACAATCTTGCGCCTGGATATCCTGGAACGTTTAGAAAATTTCGTTTCAATGGTGCCCAAGTAGGTCTTTTCCATCCTTTCGCAATTTGAATAAAGCCTTTACGTATTTTGTTAAATGTAAAAGAACTCATGTTGACACCTCATTTCTTTATAAAATAAAGAAACCCAAACCTAAAAGGCTGAGTCTCTTTGTTTTTCTCTTTCTTGGTACTCGGTTGTATATCGATACGTACCACGCGCCACATCTCGCCCCTCTATAACAACAGGAACTTCAACAACCAAATCACCACCAAGCATCGGAATTGCTCCGCCACCAGATGATCCAAATGAGTTATTAATTACTTGATTTGATACACTACTTGTCATAGCCTGTTTGCTATTTGACATGTTCCCATACACGCCACTCATAACAGTCTTTAAGGCTGATAATTGACTTACAGAACTAGCCATTATACGGCTCATGTCACCCATTAATTGATTTATTTCTCCTGGCATAGCAAATTGTTGTCGTGGCATGGCTGCTACGATACCTGCGCCAATATCTCCAAGTGTTTTCTTATTAAGGGGAAGCACCGCTTCTCGTCCTGCTTCTCCTGCGCCTTGTAGGTTTCCACCATTCATTCCAAAGATAGTTGGTTTAGTGAAGATACCACCTTTTGCATTCCATTTCACGCCAATTCCTGACGGATAAGTAATGTCTTTACCTAAAACATTTTTTGTACTAGTTTCTAAGCTAAAGTGTGGCATTGATGGCATTTCAGGTTTAGGGATTTTTAATTTTAAATCACTAAAGAATCCCTTAATCTTTCCAATAAATTCTTCTACCTTACCAACCGCTTCTTCGATTGGATCAATGATGTTACGTTTAGCCGCATCAAATTTTTCTTGTGCGGCATTTTTCACAGAATCAAATTTTTCTTTAGCTGAATTATATAAGTCAGTAAATTTTTGTTTGGCTTGATTATACGTTTCAGTTACCGGATCAATTACGTATTGCTTCACTAAATTCCAAGCTGTAAGTGTATAAGATTTTATCGTTTCCCAATTACTTAATATCCAATTAGCTAATTCAGAAAGCTTTTGCTTGGTTGTATTCCACAACTCTTGAACAGGTTGAATCACATATTGTTTTACTAAGTTCCAAGCCATAAGAGTATATGATTTTGCAAGTTCCCACTGTGAACTTAACCAAGAAATCAAATCACTAAATTTCTCTTTCACTAAGCTCCAAGCTTCCTGTACAGGCTGGATAATATATTGTTTAAATAATCCCCATGCTACTTGCGCCACAGCTTTTGCAATTTCCCATTGTGTACCAAGCCAAGTAACTAATTCACCTATCTTTGTACTCACCCAATTGTAAGCTTCTTGAATCGGTTGAATAATATACTGACTTATTGCCGCCCATGCAATTTGTACTCCAGCTTGAATAAGTAGCCACCCAGCTTCTAAAACTGTTGAAATCAATGAAATGATTGGATCTAAAACGGTAACAATGGTATTCCAAGTGTCTTGCCAAGCTTGTACGAGTGTTCCCCACAATTCAGAAGCCGTTGTAACTAAAGAAGTCCACCAGGAAGACGCTGTTTCCACAATTCCGGACCATAAGTTACTAAAGAATTCACCTATCGGATCAAAGAAACTATGCATCATTTCTCTGAATGAAGCCCAAGCTCCAGAAAAGAATTCAACAATAGAATTCCAGGTAGTACTACATATCTCGCCTATACCTGTCCATAAATCACTAAAAAATTGACCTATTGGATCAAAGAATGTATGCATTGTTTCTAAAAATGAATTCCATGCTTCACTAGATGATTGAACGATACCGTCCCAAAGTTCTATCAAATATTCTTTAATAGAATTCCAGGTTTCTATTGTCCAAGTTTTGATATCGTCCCAGTTTTTATAAATAGCAAAACCAAGAGCAACAATAGCTGCTATGATAATTGGAACAATGGCGACAATCCCAGCTGCTACCAATGCTGATACTTCTAAAAAACTCATTACGGTTACGACTATAGGTGCAAGTGCCATGATTGCACCCGATATTATACCAATAGCGGTTGCTACGGCTGCTAATGTCGCTGCCAACTCTGGATTATTAGAAATCCATTCAGCGAATTTAGAAATAACATCGGCTACAACGCCTAGCAATGGTTGGAGAGCAACTTGTAAATCTTGCATAGCTTTTTGAAATTTCACAGCTGGATTAGCATCCATTTTCTTAATAGATTCATTTAATTTCTGCTGGTTCTTATCAAAATCAACTACTTTACTTTGGGCTCCAAGTATCGCGTATGTTATGTTGTCACCTTGATCTTCCCACATTGTGCCGAAAAGTTTGACACCTAACTCGTTTCGCTTCGTTTTATCTTCTACATTGGCTAAAGCTGCTGCAATCTCTGACATAGCGGCTGAGCCTTCTTTACCACCATTCGCTACAGATTGCCCCCATTTTTGCAATTGTTCAGCTGAAATATTAGTACCTTCTAACGTTTCTTTCATAGCTTTATCGACACCTTGGCCAAATTCAGCCGCTTTAATACGCCCTTCTTTCAATCCATCTAAAAGATTATCGATATTCCATGTTCCTGTTTCAACCCCAGCTTCCATTATTGCTTGGACTTCTTCAGCACTGTATCCAGCTCGTATTAGCTGCCCTCCATATTCAGCGATAATATCTAATTGTTCAGGTGGAAAGCCTATTCCAAGTAAAGCGTTTGTCATACCAAGAGCGCCTTCTTGTGATATACCTAATTCATTACCTATTTCATTAACCTCTTGAATTAATTCAGTAAAATCTAATCCTGAATAGGATTGCGCAATTGTTGCTGCACCTTTTACGATGGATGCATTCGCTTCATCACTTACATTCTTATTTAAGGCCCATTGCCTACGCACACCCTCCAAAGATGCTTCAGCATCAACTCCATAAGTAGTGACACTCCTAATAGCTTCTTCCACCGATTTTTTCGAGGAGTCAGGCACTTCAAAACTTATATCAATTTTTGTTTTCAGTTTAGACATATCAAGTGCTTTTTCGATTGTCCCGGCAATTCCGCCACCAGCTACCATTGCACCAAGAACGTTTTCTAAGCCAATATCTAATTCTTGGAATTCTCTTTCCGTCCTTTGGGCTTCTTGCTGTAAATCTCTTAATTCATTTCGAACTTGTTGTATTGAATTGCCAGCATCCACAGATCGTAACGCTCTTTGTAATTTTTCAATATCAGCTTCAGTTCCTAATGCTTCACGACCAATAATCCCAATTGCTTGTTCTAATTGGCGACTTGTAGCTGTTCCGCTTTTAATTGCATTTACAAGACGATTACCTAATGCACTTGCAAAATCATCAACGCTTTTACCTGTAGCACTAAACAACGTTTCTAATTGTCTTGTTGAACTCGCTACATTTTCTTGTTCAGCTTTCATATTTCCAAGTTTATTTTTCAGACCATCAAGTGAACCTTGTGTAAATTCAATTTCACGCCTAAATGCACGATATTGTTCTTCGGAAATTTTTCCGTTTTGGAATTGAGCTTGTACTTGTTGTTCTGCTGCTTTTAATTTATCTAACTTCTGTGTTGTATTTTCAATTTGTTGTGTAAGTAATTTTTGTTTTTGCGCTAATGCTTCCACATTACCAGGATCAAACTTTAATAAGCGCTCAACATCTTTTAATTCTTTAGCCAAAGCATCACTTTGTTTATTTACATCTTTTAAAGCATTTTGTAACGGTTGAGTATTCCCGCCGATTTCTATCGTAATCCCTTTAATTCTTCCTGCCATTTTCTCACCTCATTTCTTAGAATGAATCAAAGTCTTTTTGACTCGCTTTTCGAATTTTTTCTTTGTCTGGATTCTCCATTTCAGCAAACTCAGCAATGTAATCAAAACAATCACCGATTGTCATGGTTTCTAAATCCCAATGCGTTAATTTTGCTTTATAACAAAGAGCAAGGAACAAATCAGTGGTTAATTCTTCATCACTGAATGTCCCTTGCTCTCCATTGTTTTCTTTTATTTTTTTTTTGCTCCCATAGTAACTTGAACTAGTTCCATTATGTCTGGCATGATTTCTTCAATTGGGAATTCTTCAAACCCATCCAGCCACGTCATAGGATCAGGAATATTTGAATCCGCCGTTTTAGCAAATAACCAGGTCAAATCATAAACAAGCTCAAAATCCACATTACTTAAATCAAGATTAGATGTATCGATTGGTTGTTCTGATCCATTTGGTGAAGTTAAAGTACTAATTGCTCCTAACCCCATCATATCTGCAAATAAATTACGTCTGAATTGTGCTTTATATCGTTTAACCGTTGCCGCTGTACTTTTTAACTTGACTTGTTTTCCGTCTATTGTAATCGTCTTTTCCATCTACTTACGCTCCTTTTGGTAATGCAGGTACTTTTGTATATACTTTTTTGTACCAATTATCATAAATGGCTTGTTTTGATTTAGTTGTAGTTTTCGTTTTAACCATACGTTTTCCGTTAATATCAATAGGACTTGATACAAATTTAAGTTCATTTGTGTTAGGCTCTGCTGAATTTGTTTTCGTTTTAGATGCAAGTGTCGGACGACTTGCTGAACAGTTAAACATAACGTGGCGTGTTGCTCGTACATCACCATCAAATTCAAATAATAATGCAAATGGTTTCCCTTTTGCATCAGCTAATTCGTTTAACACACCGTCTTCTTCGTCTAATTCCTCTCCTAATGCATCAACAGCAAATTGCTCTGGAATAGTCGCAATAGATAGCGTTCCATCGTAACCTTGGTTATTACTTGCTGCATAGTAAAGCATGTCATCCGCGTAGAATTCAATTAAATCCCCTCGTGGATCAAACGTTAATTCAACTGCACCTGGTAATGGAATCGGTGCGCTAAATGTAACTACGCCATCTTTTATATCGAAAAGTGCATAATGGACATTTTTCAAACCAAAAGCCACTTTGTTTTCATTCATTTATATCGACCTCACTTCATATATTTTTTGATACATTTTTTCAGATTCAATAATCCCTTCAATCGATGAATCATAAGGAATTTCATGATCGTCTAGGACTTGTTCAAGTTTGGCTTCAGCAACTAAATCTTTTTTAGTTGTATAAAGCTCTATATTTAAATCATTTATCTTGTGATAGACTTTGTTATCAGCCATGAGATTTACTGATCCATCTACAAGAAAGCAAATATAAGGTGGTGCTGGCACTGACTTGCCTGGCGTTGCTGTGAAATGCGAATAAGCCACAGGATAACCTGTAGCTTCAAGAATTTTTGTTAGTTCTCCTAATGTCATTGCCCGACCGCCCTTTCGATACGTTTTGGCAATTCATCAATTACATACTCTTCAACTGGACGAATATGAACTTGTGCTGGCACTCGACCACCACCGACTTTCGCATGTCCCTTTTCTAAAAGATGCGTTAGTTGTCCTTGCGTATTATGGAGGACAACACCATTACCTTCTTTTTTCTTACGCCACCCTTTACGATAAGCACCTGTTTTTTTAGGGCTACCTTGCTTTAACTTACCGACAGCAATATCCCCCACTTCATCAATTTCATTTTCTAAGTTCTCTTCCACAACATTCGCATATCTTTGTAATTCTCTAGCAATCTCACTCGCAAAATCATTCATATCAAGTATGCTCCTTTGCGATAATAGTCAACGTTTGATACATTTCATCATCATTCATTGGCGGTTCGATAATATCAAAAATACGACCTTTCATATTGATTCGCATTAATTCTGTAATGCCTTTTGTATAAGGAATTACAAACCGATAAATCCGAGTAGCTTGTGAAGCTGAAGCTTCAATATACTCAGACCCTTTTACTGTTTTTATCATCGACCATGCTTTTTTAACTTCTTGCCAATTACCTGTTTCAACTTCTTGATTCAATTCATCTTTTATCACTTCAGGTTGTTCAATAATAATTCGATTCCTACGATTTCCTGTATTCAGTGGCTTTTTGTACTGAAAAGGACGCATATTAATCACCGTCCAATTTGATTTCTTCTAATGCTTTATCAATGCCTAAACTATTAATTTGAATTAAAAAATTCTTATCAAAATACTCTAGGGCATCATTATAAACATAACGAGAACGTTCAAAGACTAATTCTTTGAACTCCTCGTCATTGTCAATATCATAATCACCACAAACTCTTAATAATGCTTTATTAGACGTTGATAGAATGCGCTTTAAGTTATCGTCTTCCTCATCACCTAAGTGCATCCTATCTTTGAATTCCTGCAATGTTTCAACTGAAATTGTTGCGTTGTTCATTCGCTTCACCCTTTATTTAGTTTTTGTTTCTGCAGGTGGCGCAAATGAAATATCTAAATCATAAACAAGAGCCGCTTTGTTATCTTTCGGTTTCCCGTTAGCAAATTGTTTAATTGTATAAAGAGTAGCATCTTCGAAAGCTAACGTTTGATCAAATTCTTTTAATTTATATCCTCCTGCAATTGCAGCAATATATTGTCCTTTTACAAAGAATAATGCCTTACCAACTGGAACTTCTTCACATTCTACAGGTTTAATGTTATAAGGTAATGCCATTACCCATTGACCCGTTGCAGTTTGAATTGTATTACGTGCTTGTACACCAATTGCATCAATAGGGTTAACAACCATTACAATTTTATTTAATACTTTTCTTGATTTGCCTTTTGCATCAACAGATAAGGCTTTTACTACTTCATAGAGTTCTCCAGCTACAATCTCGCCCTTCTCAGATGGAGCAAATGTTAATTTACCAGAAGGTTTTTTATCAGTAACTGCGCCTGTCTCTGGATTTACATCCTTCATTAAACCAACTGGTTGATGCGCTACTGACCCACCGCCATTAATGAAACCAAATTCTAGACCAACAGAATATGTTTCTACTAAAACAGTTCGAACATAACGTTCAACCCATTCTGGTCCAAGTTCTCTCATATCATTCGGAATCGCTGCAAATGCTGTTAATTTAAGTTGTCCAATTTTTTCTTGTTTAAAGATAGCATCAATTTGCCCACGAATTTCGCCGAATAACTCGCCCCATACATAGGCTTTCGTTGCATCAGAATAGATAAATTTCGTAACAGCTCCTAAATCTTGCAGACCAATTTCAGCCAATAACGGATGCTCTGTAACTAAATCTTCAAATACACGCTCTTGTGTTGTTACAGGAAGAATTTCACCGTCCGTAAATCCCCCCTCCTTTACAACAGCATTGAAGAATTTTGTTTCTGCTGAAGTTAAAACATTTTGACCACGTTGCTGTAAAATTGAACGATCTAGCATATCGTTATTTACTTGTTCACGAACTGTATTTGCTACATCTGTTTGTAGTGCATCAAAGAAACCTTCGAACGCTGACGTTTGTTCTTGTTCTGTACTTTCCGCGTTAGTTAAAGTATCCGTCAATTTTGCTTTTGCCTTATTAAATGCTTCAGATTTATTAAATTTAATAACCATTATGTGTTTCCCCCGTTTTTTATAATTTTAAAAGGAGCCCTTTAATCCCACTGTTTTTTACAGGTTTAGGATTCGGCTCCTTTGGTTGTTCTTCTATATTGTTTTGTAAATCATTCAGGATTTCATTTTTTAATCCTGATAATGCTGCATTTAAATCTTCTTTTGTAATTCCTTGGCCTTTGTTCATGGTTCCATTTCTAAAGCCATCGATTACTTTCTGCGGAAGCATGGCAGCAGTAGCCGTTGAAGCTGTCATTTTAACTGGATTCTCCATAAACATGATTTCATCCGCGAAATTGTTTTCTAATGCTTGTTGCGGACCCATCCAAGTTTCTTCAGCCATCATGTTAAGTAGGTCTTCTTCTGATTTACCACTTTTAATAACATAGGCATTTACAATTGCTCGATCTGTTATTTTTAACATCTCAGCCGCCTTTTCCATGTCACGATGATCTCCACCATTCCACTTAGCAGCGTTGTGAATCATGATTTTTGCTGTTGGAGAAATTCGAACTTTATCACCTGCCATAGCAATTACAGAAGCTGCACTTGCTGCTAAACCAACAATTTGAACTTCCACATGACCAGGATAATTTTTTAATGCTGTGTAAATTTCCGAACCCTCATCTACATAACCACCAGGACTATTGATTGATACAATTAAATCCTCACTATTTGCGTTATCCAGTTGTTTTGTAATCTTACCTGGGCTTGTCGCATCCATTTCAAACCAATCATAAATCCAAGCTTCATCATTCGAAATGATTGGCCCTTTAACGTCAATTTTCACCGTCATTTGTATTCTCACCTCCTTCAGATTCAGTTAGTTTCGTATAGTTTTTCGTAATATGATGTGTATTTAAGTTAGGATCATCAGAAACTTCATATCCTACTTCTAATCGAATCTCATTCCCTGTAAATGCACTTGAAGAAATGAGTTTATCGATGCTTGTCGCAAGATCAAATATACTTTGATAAGAAACAGCTTTAACTTCAATTTTTTGACCTGAAAGATACTCTTCTTCTTCAAAAAATTTAACGTTTGCTTCATCAGAAATCTTTTTTAATAAAGGTTTCACTGTGAAAAGCATATAATTTTTCGTTTGCTTCTCAACATCAGCCATTTCGCCATATATCAAAGCAGTTGGAATACCAAAAGCCATTGCTACTTGATTTAAGAAGCCATTTGTTATTTTATTTATTTCCTCCACACTCTGCCCAGAATTTGCTCCACCTGACGTTTCAGCATACTTAAAACCTGGTTGTTGTGGAATGATAGCAACATCTTTTTCTCCAATTGCTTTATACATGTTATCAATGAATTCTTGAAGTTTGGCTTGATGTTTTTCACTCTTTGCAGCGAGCATGTCCATATCAACTGTTCCGCGAATTTGATTCTTACGTTTTTGAGAACTTAATATTCTACCGAATAAATCACCATAATCAGTAAACAAACCATCGATAAGAGGTGATAACTTATCATTCCTGTATCTTAAATGAATGACTTCACTTTGTTTAAAACTTCGCTTAAACTGATAATCTTTTACAGTGACATTTGTAAAAGTATCTTCAAGCACAGCATACTCGTTATGTTCAAAGTCATCAGCAATAAGTAGATCACCATCATCCGCTTGGATAATCAAAGCTTCATTATCATAAATAAGTTTGTAAATGAAACTCTCCCAAAAGGTACTTGCTGTCATATTCTTATTTGGTCTAACATTTAATCGGTAATAAAGCTGATCCTTTTCAAATTCTTCACCGTTTTTCACTCTGAATTCCGACTGACTTATTGTTCTTCCTAAAAAAGAAATACATGTATCAATCGCTAGTCGCTTCATATGAACTCTATTTGCTTTTTCAATAAACATTTCCACATCAAACATAAATCCTAATTCACTATTTCTTTTAAACACCGAATCCAGCCATCCAATGATTATCACCCCCTTTATTAGAATTTAATACCGTCTAACATAAAATCGAATTCATCAACAAGAATGTTATCCGCTTGCCATAATGCATGTATAAAAGCTTGGAATCCATCTGTTTTTCGCTTAAATTCATCTTTTTTCAAGTATTCTTTGTTGCCGTCTTTTTTGATGTGGACGTAGACGTTATTGGTGTACCAACGCATTAATGGATTATCCCCAAAAATAATACGATTGTTTGCAAATAACGTTTCAACTCGTGGAGCTAAAAGTGAATGAATCGCTTTTGGATTACGAATATATAACAATATAAAACCTTCAGCTTCAAGTGCTGTTTTAACAAGATCAAGACGGAATGTATCAGCTACTATTGTGTTAAATCCGTATATCTCACGCATTTTTACAAACCAATCTACAATGTGAGAGATATTAATAACTGGTTCATCCACAATAGTTAGTAAGCCATTTTCAGCCCATTCATAAATAGGTGCTTTTAATTTCACCTTGTCCAAGAATCCTTTACGTACAAATGAATGACCTTTCCATATATAATCTTCACCATGTTTAAATAGCAAGCCGACTGCCGCGAAGTCTTTGATGCTGGCGAAGTCGAGACCGCCTACAGCTACTTTATGTTTTAAATCTGGAACTTCTCTGAGCGTTTCTCCATCTTCTTCAAAACCAGTACGCATGATTTCTTCCCATGAAGCTACAGACTTTGTTAAATCTGTTTCAGGGTAATTCATACGTTTTGTTATGAATTCTTCACGGTTTGAAGGATTATTTTCTAATTGTTTATATTGAGTTAATACTTTTTTAAATAATTGTTTAGCATAAGAACTTCTCGGCTCACTAAACATTGGATTCGCTTTTTCCCATACATCAGGATTATCAATTTCTTCTGGATTATCTATCTTGCAAATGAAAGGAAATAATGGATCTTCTAAATCTTTTCCCTTTAGAATGTTCATCGCTCGCTCTTTTGTTTTGTCCAGGAATCCGTCGCGAACAAAGCCATCTGTACCAATAAAAAATTCTCTAGCATTTGGTACTTTTCCAAGTCCACTAGAGAATACATTTACTACATCAAAGTTTTCATATCGATGTATTTCATCGTAAATAACACAACCGTCACGAAGTCCATCCTTAGAACCAGCATT